TGGCAATTTTGACGGTGACGAAGGTTACCAGTTTACATTCAACCGTACCACCTATGGTTTACCAGGCACAGTTGGAGCAAAGCAAACTGTGTTTGCTATGCGATTGAGTCCCAGTGTCAGCGATGGCATTATTGGCGACTTGGGGGTACGCACCTTGATCAACCGAGCTCAGTTGACCATGAGTAATCTCAACATTCAGGTCAGTGCTGGTCGATATTTGGTCGAAGGTATTCTTAATCCCAACAACATTGATGCAGCCAACACTACCTGGTCAGGCCTGAACAATTTGGGCGGTGGCTTCCAGCCTAGCTTTACGCAATTTGCTACAGCGCCGCGATACACAGGTGAGACCACAGGTGGTGTAACATCCAGTTTGTTCGGGACTACTGGCGGTTTCAGCAAGTCAGGAACAAAAGTTACATTTGGTGGCTCTGCCATTAGAACCTTTAGTGGTTTAACATTGACCAACGTGTCAAGCTCAGGGTCCACAGCCAACGTCACAGTACAGTTAACGGCTTCTGGTACAAGTTATACCAATTCTACCACACAGCTCTCAATACAAAATGCTGGTACAGGTTATGCAGTTGGAGATACTGTGAAGATTTTGGGCAACGTGATTGGTGGCTCGACTCCTACCAACGATTTAAACCTGACCATTCAAGCTATTACCACTGAACTAAGTGGTGGCGAAAGACTGTTTGCTATTCCCATATCCACTACCAATTCAGGAGTGCTGGATTTGAGCTCAGTTAAACAGATTGGAACCAGTGGCATACCAGGCACAGGAACCTATCCCAACGGACCTGAAGTGTTGGCAGTGCAACTCACAGCATTGACCACACAGACAAGTCCAGTGGGAGAAGTTCAATTGCAATTCCAGGAATCTCAAGCCTAATCAGGCTGGTTTGGAAACAACAAAATCCTGCGCAACACGCAGGATTTTGTTTTGTACTGTGTCCATATTCACAGTACTCCAAAGACCAGGATGCAAAGGTTTGGGCCAGGTGCCTTCGTCGATCCAGGCATAGCCCAAGTGCTCGTCGTTGAGCACAGGAACAAATTCATTATCTACCACACATACAAATGTGTGATACACAAACTTATTGTCAGCAGAAGTAAATTTTTCAATGGGCACCAGTCGACGATATACAGGAAAGCTGCCTAGCTCTTCAATGCATTCTCGCTCCATACCACCTAGCAAGGTTTCGCCTGGTTCAATTTTGCCACCTGGCAGCCCCCAAGTTCCTGGGTGCTTGGCATCGTTTCTAAGCAGATACAAATAACGATTGGTTTGGTTGCTTCGAAACCAAACACCTACTGCGTTCACAATACCAGACTCCAGTCGCCGCCTGGGTAAATTCCCTGATAACTTTTTATCCATGAGCCGCCTGTCCATTCGTACTGTACACCTGTGGTGAGATTACTTATGTATTGAATTTCTGTTTGTTGCTGTGCGTAAAAAGTCACATCCCACCAGCTACCGTTGAATTCAATGATGTCGTTTTCTTGCGCTACCAACGGACGGTTTGACGCACCCAACCATGCTGTTGCAGGAAATACGTTGTTCACTGCACCAGTACCTTCGGTCAACAAGTATCGTTGTCCAGCAACTGCTGCTGGTAAACCGCTGTTGGGCGCACTGATCAAGGGATTGATCACAGCATTCACTGGCAGCATGGTGTTTTGAGGTGCGGTGTCTTGATCTACGCTAAACAACACAAAACGTTCATCGTTGGGATCAACTACTATTGTGCCAACTACTTCTGACCCGTCGGATTGTGTCAGTCGTATTTGACTGATACCAGGCCTTAGTACACCATACATGCCAATCACAGCAGGCCATAACAGCCCGCTACCGCTCACAATGTCTGGCAGCTCTAGGCTGGTATTTGGTTGATCCACAATTGCACGCTCTTGCAATATTTGTATGCTGTTGCCAATCAACATAATTTTGTAGTTGAAGGGCGTTATAACCTGACGTGTACCCAGCAACAAATCACTGTTGGTTATTGCATCTCGTAAGTCTCCTTGCGCATCGTACATGCTGGCAATCACACGCTCAATCACACCCAATTTCTTGACTTTGGCAGGAGAACTAATCCAGATAGGTAAATTAAATCGCAACGTACAAATGTCTATGGGATTTTCTGTGGATATAGGTATAGTTCTACTAGACCATTGCACACTTTCTAATTCAACCACGCTCAAACTAGTCCAGTCAATGTAGTTGTCTGTGCTTTGTATTTCCAGTGAAGGATTGAACAAGGTTAGAATTTGTTCAAGTAGTTGCATCTTTTGATTGGTGTTTGTGGTCCAAATATCCAAGTTCAAAGTCAACTTGTAGGGCACAGGCATTAGTCGTTCAATGGTAAACGCATTGCCCTGGGAGGTTTCGTAGGTTTCTGTAACAGTGTCGTAGGTTCGTTGCTTGACTGCAAAACGAGACACAAAGTAAGGTTCTTGCATGCGCGGACGATCGTAATCCAGGCCTGCAATATAGAAAGTCATCAATGGTGAGCTGGGCAAACTGTTGGCTGAGTTTTCTTGAATGATAGTCTGCGCATTGCGACTAGCATCACCGTAGCGAACTGGTACACGCAACAGCGCATACTGATCAGGATTGGCAGAATCGCGACCGTACTCTATTTGGAACCCTGAAAAGATTCTAGTAAATTGCAGTAAAAAACGACGTATTTGATCATCGTAAAAGAATTGTTGCATTGTTTATCCGCCGTTGTCGGCTCTGGGTTTGAGAATTTCGCTGAGACTCTGACGACTTGAAATCATGCCGCGATCTGTGGTGCGAACTTCTGCTGTGTTATTTACAAAGCCCGAGCGTAGGGTCTTGTTATTTGGCCCGTTGTTGAGATCTGTGCGAACATTGTCTTCGATACGCACCCAACGATTACCATCAAAGCGGAACAGCCGATTGGGCAAGAAGTCCAATCGCAAAGCATAGTCTCCGCTGACTGGATTGTCTGGGAAGCTTACTCCCGGCGTGACTGGGAAACCGTTTGGGGCTTTGCCGTCACCAGTTAAGTAACCCAGAGTATATCCAAATCCGCGAGGAGTAGAGTTCATACCACCTTCGGTGCCGTCTACCGTGGTAGTAGAACTGGTATTGAGTCCCACAGGATTGGCTGGTTGTCCATTTTCTAAAGTGGGAGTAATATAAAACTTGTCAACATCGTAGCCACTTAAAGGAACTTCAACATCGGCCTGTGCAAGGATAGCATCATTGATTTCTTGATCCTTAGTGCGAGTGGTCATTTGATCACTCTGAGTTAACGGTGTGTACTCTAACCAATAACTGGTGTTGTTGATAGTAGTTCCTGCAGGCACATTTTGCACAGCCTGATAATAAGTGTTACCGTAGTTAACAACAGTACCTGCAGGATAGAAATTGTCTGAGTCCCAGATATTCTCTTGGACCATGGGTTTTTTGAGTACGTCTTTGTATTCTTGTGCGTTGACCAACGGTGTGGCTTTCACACGCCAAAGGTGTGGCAACCAGGTTTGGCTGAATCCTTCGGATGCAAAAGCAGCGTCTTGAATCACATAATATTTGGGCAAGGGTTGTGGAATAGCCGGATTCAATGGATAGTAGTCTTTTAGTGTAGGAATTTCTAAAACGTCACCATTCATGAGTTTGCGCCCAAATTCATCAATCATGCGATTGTAATGGAATGTAATGAACAAAGTGTCGTTGTTTAAAAACAAGCCAAATTGACTTAAATCAAAATCAATGTCCTGAGTCTGAAACACTCCGCGCATGACATACACATCTTGATCGTATATTCTGTCGCGGTTTTCCAACAACAGCAGATCCTGTATGTTCAGTGGGCTTTGTGTTTCATACACAGGCTGTGTAGCATCAGCATTGCCCGAAAATGCCGAATCTTCCCCGCCAGTTTGCGGTCCCATGTATTTGTGGATGTAGATATCCACACCCCCAACAGTGTACATTTCTCGGATGGTACGATCCAAAAATTGATAATCACGAGTGCGATTTGGGCGGTAAAGGCTTAGACGGGGCATAGTGTAGTATTTATGGGCGGTTGACCATTAAATCCCAAAGTGCTATAATACACACTTATCCACTCCGGGAGTATGGTATGAAAGCCGCAAACTTTGTAGCAAAGTACACAGGTCCAAAAGGCAAGGGCTTTATTCTGCCCTATGACAAAGTCAAAGCCACAGAAAAATGGGTAGAGTATGCACTTGACATTGTGGACATGAGCCGTATAATAATGTCTGCAGACTTCAACACTAAATGGAAACTAGCAGAAGCCCTGGAAGTAGCAGAACGCAAAAAAGCCTGGATGTATAAACACAAAAATTTTGACGTTAAACGTGCTGCCAAACTTTTTGACACCGTAAAACACTTGCCCACGACTAAGTAAGGAACAATCATGATCGCAACCAAATCTGTCAAACCCTTAAATCCTCGTAGTGCCGATACCAATGCAATGGGTATGGAGCCCACTTGGCGAGTGCAACCCACTGACAATCGTATCAGTGCGCTGAGCCATGCGTTTTCTTGGTACAATTATTTTTACGGCAAAAAAGATGCTCGTGAGATGATTGTGAACTATCTGGAAACACACTCAAACGCATTCCTGACAGCTCAATCCGACTCACAACCGGTTGGCTGTGCCGTATGAGCATGGTGGGACTGGAGTTCACAGAACACGAGCAGATCAAATTAGACAACTTGCTAAAAGAGATTTTGGAATCCAAGCAAGATGAAGAAGCAGAGGAAGTAGTAGCCGAGGACACAGTACCAAAGATCACCATTCAGGACCGACTGCGTGAAAAGGTGTCGGAATGTGCAGGTGAAATGGATGGTTTGTTCGACGAGTTCATTGCGTCAGGCGCCAAACTCACAGCAGACTACAAACCCGTGGCGCTCATGCGTAGCCTAAACATTGCACCACAAATGGTCAATGACATTAAGCAAATCTGGACTCGTAAACTTGTGGAGTTTGATGCCGCAGTTGAGGGCAAAGATCCAGACTTGACTCAAGGCTACGGCTATCTGAGCAAAATGCAGTTACGGAATTGTGTAAAGTTCTGTGAGCTTGTGATTTCAGATTGTGGTGCTTATGTACAAATTAAAAAGGTCGAACGCAAGCCACGTGCAGTCAAGGCAGTGACGCCAGAAAAGAAAGCCGCAAAGTTCAAGCATATTGTAGAATTTGCAGAACTCAAGCTCAAAGGCTTGCCGGCTGCAAGTTTAGTAGACAAAGCAGAAGCCTGGTTGTACGACACTAAAAAACGCAAGTTGATCCACCTTATGGCAGATGAATACACCAAAGTTTTCACGGTGAAATCCAATGCTGTTATTGGATTTAGCACAGTAGACAGCCAACAAAAAACTGTGCGTAAGCCAGCAGAGGTACTCCGAGCCATGGGTGCCGCAGGCAAGCCAGCCGCTAGAAAGATCTACAAGGACTTGACCACTACAGAAACACCGTTCAACGGACGTGGTACAGAGAACTTGATCATTCTCAAAAGCTGGTAAATAAAGGGGACGGAGTCCCCCAATGGCAGAACAGCAACAAAACAGTCTCGAAACACTCAAGCAAAATCTCAATGATTATGTGCGGCTTCAACTTGGTGGTGATATTGTAGACATCGAATTGGACCCTGCACACTACGAAACAGCGTATCAAAAAACCATTGGCACCTATCGTCAACGTGCTCAAAATGCCTATGAGGAAAGCTATTCCTTTATGGAACTGGTGCGTGACGTAAACATTTACCAACTACCACAGGAAGTTGTTTCTGTAAGACAAATATTTCGCAGAACTTTTGGCGATTCTACTGGACCATTTGCCTCAAACTTTGATCCGTTTGCACAGGCCAGTTTGAACGTTTACCTGATGAACTTCAACGTAGCCGGTGGTCTGGCCACATACGATTTCTACAGCCAATATGTAGAATTGGCCGCACGTATGTTCGGCGGCTATGTAAACTACACTTTCAATCCAGTGACCAAAAAATTACAGATCATTCGTGATCCCAAAGGCACTGGCGAGAATGTGTTGCTTTGGTGCTACAACCTAAAGCCCGAAATCAATTTACTCAGTGACTATCAGATCCAACAATGGATCAAGGACTACATGGTAGCCAATTGTAAAATGATCATTGGCGAAGCACGTGAAAAGTTTGGCACCATTGCAGGTCCGCAAGGTGGCGGCACCCTTAACGGTGCGGCCATGAAAGCCGAAGCCAAAGAAGCCATGACAGCCCTAGAAGAACAACTCAAGCTGTACATGGATGGTTCGCAACCGTTGACCTGGGTAATTGGCTAATCATTTGTAGACTTAGATTTAAAATTCTGTTATACTTGCAGTATGGCAGATTTAATGATCGATCTTGAAGGGCTTGCAACAGGCCCAGACACTACAATACTAACTATTGCGGCCCAGAGCTTTGACCCGTTTGGGCAAGGACATTCTGGCCAGAGTTACTATGCTAGAGTCACATTAGAAAGCCAAGAAGACCGTGCCATTGATCAAGGCACAATTGAATGGTGGGCTACACAACCTGCTGTAGTTCGAGACGAAGCGTTCAACGAACAAGGCCGTATT